GCCCCGGGGGCGCCCGGGCCGGACGCCCATTCCATCCGCCGCTTGGTCCTGGCCTGCTCATTGACCCGCCGCATCGAGCCCCGGCGGACCTCAAGGTTCGCGTCGTGCAGCCCGTACAGGTCCATCTGCCCCGCCGTCACGACGTAGGCCATCTCGACCCCGCCGACCTTCAACTTCACCTCGTCGTTCAGCATCGGGTCGCGGAACTCGTACCAGCAGAACTTCTCCAGCACCCGGTCGGTGTGCTCGTAAATCCGCTTCTCCATCCCGTCCATCAGCACGTTCAGCCGCGACGCCACCTCTTCCGCCTCGGTCGCCGTGGTGTCGCCGGACTTCTTCTGGATGCCGCTGGCCGAGAGAAGCCCCGACCCCGACATCTGACCGTACATCTGCAGGTGCATGGCCAGGCTCTGGTGCGCCCGGTCCGTCGAACCGCCGCGCTGAATCTGCTTGTACGCGGTCTCGTCCTCCACCGCGATCATGTCGAGGTGCTTGGCCGACTGCATCGCCGACTTTTCATCGGGGTTCACGCTGTCCCTGTGGATGATCAGGTCAGCCGCGGTCTGGTCGCTTTCGATGATGTGCCGCGACAGATCGCCGATCATCTGCGCCATGTCGCGCAGCATCACCGCCGGGGCCGCGTAGTACGGGGTGTCCTGAATCCGGTTGAAACCGTACACCTCGTACGGACCGGAATGCGGGCCGTCCCACTCGCGGGGCTCGCGGATCAGCAGCCGTTCGCTCGCGTCGCCGATGGACGTGAATCCGTCGGGCGTCCCCGCCACCGTGAGCGTCAGCGCCTCGCGTGAGAGCACGCCGGGCGGGACCCACACGTCGATCAGATCGTGGAACTCCACGAACGGGTCGATGTCGCCGAACTGCCCGATCATCTTCCGGTCGGGCCGCTCGGCGAGTTTGGGGAGCCGGTCGATCTCGCTGGGCGTCAGCACACCGGCCAGCCGGTCCGTCGTGGTCCGGTACCGCTCGCACTCCCACTCCGCCTCGCAGCGGTCGCGGGCCTGCCGCGAAATGCAGTAATCCGAAGGGGAAACCCGGCAGATGTACCGCTGCCCCGGCTCGATCCGGCTGCCGAACCACTCGAAGTCATACCCCGCCCCGTACTCGCCGATCTTCATCACCCCCATGCCCATCACCGCGTCTTTGAAGCACATGCGCTCCTCTTCGATGAACCGCATGTCGTGGAGGCGCTTCTGCGCGTGGGCCGCGACGATCTGCCCGAACCGCCGGTACGAGGGCAAAAACCTCGGCTTGATCTGCACCACCGGGTCGGTCGCAAGCAGATTCGCTTCCAGCGAAGCGATCGTCTGGTGAATCACGTTGACCGGGGCGGAACTCGCCGGCGTGTAGTTCGGGCCGGCCTCGGTCCCGTAGGGCCACACGTGCAGGTCCGCCAGCGGGCCGGACCACAGACGCCGCACGTTGTAATACTCGGCCAGCATCCGGCGACGCCGCTCGTCTTTCCACGACTGGGTGATCGACTCAAGCAGCCGACGCGTCGTGCGCGAGAAGTCGCCGGTCTGAACCCCGCGCAGGTCGTCGGTCCGCGCGGACGCGAAGACAGCCGGTGCCTGACCCATCATCCCGGCTCCGGTGTCCATCGTCGTCATGCTCGCACCGTCCTCCATCTCGGACGCTTCGACAGTTCCTCTTCACGCCGGGTTGCCTTGAGCCGGCCCGCGAACGATAGAACCGGATCGGACGGCCCGTCGTCAACCCGCGACAATCGTACCGTCTTGGGCGACTCGCACACCATCAACCAGCACCCCGCGCCAGCAATCACCCGGTCCCCGTGGGCCTCCCGCGCCCCGGTCGTCATGTCGGCCTTCTCCGCCTGGGCCACCTTCCCGTCTTCCAGCACGATGAACGTCGCCGCCTCGTCGATCAGCGCGGTAGACCGAATCGTTAGTCGGCCCGAGGACCACGCATCGGCGAAGTTGTCGATCAGCACCGGCTTTTTGTGCCCGGTCGCTGTCCACCCGAGCCTTTGCGTCAGCGGGTCCGCCCCGGCCCGCCCGGTCAGCCGCGCCCGGTAGCAGTTGGGGTATTTCAGGCGCTTGGCCAGAATCTCCGTCACGTTCCCGCCCATCCCGTTGTTCTCCCAACCCACCAGCGGGTACCTCGGACCGCCGAACCACAGCGCCGCGGCGCACAGAATCCGCCCCGCGTCTCGCGACCCGTACCGGCTGGAACACCACTCCCCCACCTGTTCGCCCGTGTCCGCGTCCATCACCACAATCGCCGAGTTCGCCGAGCGCCGCCCGTCGCCGGGGTCGCAGAACATCGCGTAGAACCGGTCCTGGGGCGGCCTCATGTTCCCGTTTGCGTCGGGCTCAAGGTCGCACCACAGCATCCACTCCCCGCTCTTGCGGTGCACGTCCTCGTCCCACCGGATCAAATGCGTCTGCCGCCGCATCAGCCTCTCATCGGCCTCGGCCAGTTCCTCGGGCTCGCTGGTGGGCGACTGCGTGTTCCCGTTCCCGCCGCTGTTGGCAAACTCGATGGTCCCCACGTGGGTCGGCTTGAGCGCCTCCACCCGTGCCCGCCGCAGCATCTCCGGGCTGAACACCATGTCGCCCGCCCGGCCCTCGTTCATCGCCACTTCCTGGGCGTACATCCGGGGGTTGCACGAGGCCCTTTCCTTCTTCTCCCACGGAGAAGTCACGTACACCTCGAACTCGTCGTTGGGAAGGTCCTTTCTCCCCAGCCCCTTCTCGGGGTGCTCGTACCACGGCATCCGCAACTGGATGTACGCCGGGCTTGTCCTCAGCGCCGCGAAATAAGACCCGGCTTTTGCTGTGGACAGCATCGTCGTCGGGCCGTTGGCCCGGACCGCCATCTCAATGCTGTCCAAAATATCCACCGCGGCGGCCTCGTCGATCCGCACCAGATCGTTCCGACCACCACGACCGAAGTTCGGGTTCGTCGCCTCCCCGCTGATCTTGCCCTTCGTCGCCGGGTTGTAGAACAGCCGCTCATTGCACTTGATTGGTTCAGGCGTAAGAAACGTCGGCAGCCGCCCGATGGCGAACTCGAACTTGGCGAACACCGTGTCGTTGTCGCCCACCTTCCACAGCAGTTCTTCCTTCCGGCTCCCCCACAGAATCTGCCGGTCCTCGAACAGCGTGAAGTGAAACAGGTCGTACGCGATCAGCAGCCACGTCCACCCCATCTCGCGGCTCTTGACCACCCGCACGTTCTTGCCGTTTTTCCAAGCCTCGTGCAGTTGCAGGATCGCCCGGTCCTGACATGGCCACGTCACCAGCGGCCTTCGCCGGAACTCGCTTGGTCTCCGCTCCCCGTCCGCCGTGAACTCGTGAATCCGCAGCGTATCGACAAACAGATTCACAAACAGGATCGGCGACTGCCGGCACAGCGTCAGCAGTCCCGACGCGAACCCCGGGTCCTCGTCCGCCCGCTCCTTGATCCTCTTGCGCCACTCAAGGTTCTTCACCACGTCCTTCGGGATCGTCATCCCCGACCGCGGGTCCCGGTAGCAGTCGGACGGATACTTCAGCGGGGCCGCCAGGTGCGCCAGCGGGCAGTCCGGCTCCGGCGTCCACAGCCTCTCCTGTTCCGGCGAGGGCAGCAGCGACACGACGCGCCTGCTCGGGGTCGTCGAACGTGACCTTTCGGATTTCGGTTCGGTTGACATTGATCTCACTCTTGGTCATCTCGGGGTGCAGCAGCAGCCGCAGCGCGTCGGTCGTCGCGCGGACCTTCACCGCGGGCTCCACCGTCTCGTCCTTGTGCAGGTCCATCAAAAACATGACCAGTTCGTCGATCCGGTCGGCGTGCTTCTCCCTGATTTCCTTGATGAACTCTCTCTGCCTTTTGTTCATTTTCGACATGCTCACAAAGCTGCACGGACCTTCCAATCCTTTGCCCTTGATCCCGAGCTCCCGCATCTCACGCGCCTGAGCAAGCCACTTGACGCGGGCCAGCCTCAGAACCTCCAACTGCTTCGGCGTCCGCTTCGCGTCAACCCGCGTCCACCTCAAACCCGGCGGCTTCCGAAAATACATCGGGTGCGGCTTCATCCGCCCGCTGATCGGATCACGCTGCATCGGCTGGCGGGTGCGGGGGCACACAAAGTCCACCGTCGGGTCGTTCTTTGGAAGCCTCCCGCTCGTCCGGTTGGAGCGATTGCGCCTCATCGCCGCTCACCTCCACCCCGCGATCATCGCGCGGGCCCGCGTCGGGACCGCGCCGCAGCGCGGGCCGCTCAGCACCCCGACCCCGCGCGAAACACCCTTGTTCGTCAGCACGACGCTCTCAACCCTGCCGCCGGTGGCCAGACGGTACACGGGCTCGTACCGGTCGTGGTCGCCGGGGAGCGGGAGAGCGTCGCCGCCCTCACCGTCGTCCACCACCGCCATCTCCCCGTTGGTGTTCCCGTAGATCAGGCACCGGTCGTAGAACCGGCCAGCCGGGCGCGACCCGTCCCATTCGCTGTCGTTCAGCCCGACCGTCGTGTTGTTCGTGATCGTCGAACCAACAACCGTGATCGAACCGGCGGTCGTCAACTGGATGCCGACGCCGGAGTTACCGGTGACCACGCAGTTGTTCAGGACCACACCGCCAGACGTGTTCACCTGCACGCCGCCCGCGTTGTTTCCCATCATCACACAACCATCAAGAAGCGACGAGCAGTTCTTTCCGGGCGTGTTCTGCAAAAACCCGACCCCAGTGACCTGGCCCTCAAGAACGCAGTTCACCAGCCGCGCGCTGAACACGTTCCCGTTCGTGCCTGGCCTGCCCATCACGCACGCGTTCCCGCTCGCCGCGCCGCTCCCGTCCCCAACACGGCAGTTGATCATCTCAAACCCGTACAACGAAACGTCGTTCGCCTGGCCGGTCCACCACGAGAGCGGGTTGTGCCGCGCACGCTTCGCGATCACGTTCCGGAACCGGAACCGGTACGTCCCCGTGGTCGTGTTCGTCCCGCCAGTTCCGGGGGCGGCCTCTCCGGTCGGGCTCGCGCACCCGTACGAGCCCGTGGAAGAACTCGTGCTCGCCCCGTCCAGAACCATGTTCGCCACCTCAACATGACTCTGGATCGGCTTGAACGTCAGCATCGTCGCGGTCGTCGCCCCGAACCCGGAACACGTCACGGTCGGGAAGCAGCCCTCCACCAGTTCACCCGCGGAGTTACAGCCCGTCACAACCTTCCACAGCGAAGAAGAACCCGTCGGGAAGTCCGCGATGATCTGGTTGATCTGTGTCCCGGTCGCTCCGCTGGGCACGATCACGTACTGGTCGTCCAGCGCGGACCGGATCACCCGCAACTCGTCCCAATCGCTCTGCAACATCGCATACCCAAGGTTGCGCGCCGTCGCCACCGTCGATCCGCTCCCGGACGACATGCCGCCGACGGTCGCAAACGACACAACACGCGACACCGCTCAATACCTCCGCACAAAGGCGTTCATGCTCGTCACGTTCGACCCGTCCGCCACAAACAGCAGTTCCAAATCCGCGCCCGGGGCCACGATCTCGATGAAACCCTGAAGATCATTCCCAGGGCTCGTGTACCGAATCCCACCCGACGTGATCGGGTACGGGCTCGCCGTCTCCTGCGTCAGCGTCTCGGCACACCGCAGCGTCACACCCGTCCCGGTCGAACTCCCGTTGAACAAGGTACTCCGCGTTCCGCCCCCAAGAGCCACCGTGTAGTCCGCGATGAAGTTCCGCGTGTACCCCACCACACCATCACGCCCGGACGGAGCCTTGTCCGCGTTGCTCTCGCGGTAAAAAATCTTCAGCGAATACGTCCCGCCGTCACTCCCAACGCCCACCGGCTCGATCAGGAAAGTATTCCACCCCTCGATCGGCACCACCACCGCGTTCGCGTTCCCGCTTTCCGCGGCGGAATAGCCCATCCATTCCGTGTTCGCCGGGTCCGTCGAACCAGTCAGCATGACGGGAGAAACCAGCCGCTTCACGTCGCGCGGCGTCCCAATCGTCACCCGGTTGCCGGGGTCCACTCCGTAGTCCATCGCGGCCACTCGCTTTCAACACCACCGCGACAGGTCCACCCATCATACCCGCGTCCTACACCCCGCCCGCGATCTGACGCAGCAACTGCAACGCCAAAGGAGCCACCGCCTCACCCGTCTTCTGCAACGCCTCCACCTGCGCCTTGAAGTCCGCCGAGTTCGCCCTGATCTGCTCGATCAACGCCGGGCTCACGCTCTTGGCCCACTCCGTCGCCGAGTTCGCCGTGTTGTCGATCTCCAAACCCTCAACCGTGATCTCGTCGTCGCCCTGCGGGTTCACCCAGGCCCGCAACTTTTCCGCCTTCAACGTCCCCGGAACCATGATCGTCCCGAACGACGGGTTGAACGCCGTCGCCTGAGAACCGGGGTTCGTCGCCGAGAACGCCTCCGGCGTCGATGAAATAGCCGACAACGGGTAGTTCGCCCCGCTCTGCGCCTTCCCAGGTTTCACCTCCGTCACGTTCGGCAAACCGCCACCGGCCTCCACGCCCCTCTCCGAAGTGCTGAGGCTCTGCCGCGAACCCACCGTGCAGCCGCCGAGAACGCACGCGGTCACGCACACGATAAAACGCATCGTCCATTCCGTCATCGCCGCCCCTCCCAGCTCACAGCCCGTCAATGTACGTCAGGTCGTTCAGCCGAACATCACCGATCACCTCGCCGCCCTCCACCGAAAAACCATTGTCCGCGAACACCACCAGCGGCCTGATGAAAAACCGCGGGGCAACCGTCTCCTTCGTGCTGTCCATCCCCGTCACCAGCCCGTACACACGCGCCGAGCCGTTCCCGTTGAAATCATCCAGATTCGCCTGAACAAAGTCGCCGATCTTCATGGCTTCACCCCCACCTGCTCGCTGCTCTTGTCGTTGTCACGCGCAAACAGCAGGCCGATCTGCGAAATCACCACGGGGACGATCATCCACCACTCGGCCACCGTCTTCGGGTCCTCGTCAAACTGGGCCTGAAACGCCATCATCAGCAACCCCACAATCCCCGCAACGCCCGCCGCCGTCGTCTTCCACGAACCACTCGGCATCCGCACCTTCGGCATCGTCATCACGGCCTCCTTCCACACCGCATCCCGGATTCAGCGTAGCACCGCCAAAGACACCACGCAATCACGACGATGCACGCATCAGAGATTCCACATCCGGCGCAGATCATGTCCCGGATTCTACGCCGTACGACGCAATGCGTCCCGGATTCAACCAGAGAATGGGTGTGTTTGGGTTTTGTTCTCTGCGTCGATGGGCGCACGGCGCGAGGGCGTGAGAATACACCGCTCCCGAGGCGGATTCACGAAGCCCAGCGCCGTAGGGGGGTATGCCGCCCAGCCCGCGCCGCCCGCAGCGGGCTGCCCATTGAGCGCCCATTGATCGCCAGCTGAGCGCCGCACGGTGCACGCCGCACGGTGCACGCCGCACGCCGCACGCCGCACGCCGCACGCCGCACGCCGCACGCCGCACGCCGCACGCCGCTGCGACTGAGACTCAGTCTCAACTACGCCAAGAGACGGGCGGCGAGGGTTGCGCGGCGTGCGGTGCCAGATGCAACGCTGTTGCAGTTGCAACTGAGTTGCATTTAGGCCTTAGCCTCACGGCCACGGGTGCGGCGTCGTAGGGATTGGGGTTGGCCAGGGGGAGGGTAGAAGGCTGTTTCCTCCCCCATAGACACCGCCTATCGCGCCCATAGACACCGCCTATCGGTTCGGGTTTTGTTTATAGCCACGGTAGGGAAACCACCCCAACAATCCTTGGAAAAATCCTCAAGTCTGGTTTGCACACCGCCCGATTGTGTTGTATGATGAACCACACCCCCTTTGGAGACCCCGCAATGTTCTGCACCATGACAGACAACACGCTTGGCATCGGTTCCGACTTCGCCGCCGCAGTCGCTGGCCCGTACCGCTACACCGGCACCGTGACAATCGCCAAAGCGGGCGAATGCAAAACCATGCCGTTCCGATCCGCGATGGCAACGGGCGACCTCACGCAGCTCGCCATCGAACACGCCGCAAAGCGCGAAGGCGCCCGCGTCGTTTCGTTCACTTGGCAATCACTTTGACCCCCATCGGCACGCGCCGATCAACCCCCAACAGGAGACACCACAATGAGCATCGAGAACTTCAACGCCGCAGAATGGCTGGCCACTGTCACGAGCTGCGGGTACCACGTCCGCGCGGCCGGATGCGTTGTGACCATCAGCCGGAACTTCACACCCGGCGACATGTCCGCGTTCACCGACTGCGACATGGTCGGCCCGTCGTTCCTGGATCGGCTGCCAACGACTTCACCGGGTTCCACCTGGGGGACCGACGGGGGATCGGTCGGCGGATACAGCGCCGTCAAGCACGGTTGCTACACCCTGAACCGCTCGGGAATCAGTAAGCGCGTCGTCTCCCAACTGGCGAAGTTGCTCCACGCCGGCGCCGTCCGCCAGTACCGCGCGCACGTCCCCGCCTGATCGACCCTCCCCCGACCGCCCCACGGGGCGGAAGGGGATTGGCCGAACGTCTCGACCAACAAACCGCCCCCGCACGGCGCGAACCGTCGGGGGCCTGGACACCCACAGGAGACACCAATGAGAATCAACCAGCAGCGTAGCACCAGCGAAAACAATCGTCGCGATTGGTCTTTGGGTCTGTACCCCGAAACCGAACACGAAACCGCAAAGGCTTACGGCGATCGCGCCGCACTCGCCCAGGCCCTCCCCACCCTCAACCCCACCGCCACGCCGCAGCAGCATGCCAGCGCCGCGGCGCGGATCGTCGCGGACATGGACGCAGAAGGCGATATCGCCCGCCGCCCCAAGATCGGCAACGTGTATTGACCACCCCGCGCCGCGCGCCCTCGAGCGAGAGGGTGCCGGACGCGCGGCCGTCAATCCCGGCGCCCCGCAATGGAGACACAGACAATGGCCACTCGTTCAAACATCATCATCCGCGGCGGTCAATTCAAGTGCTATCTGTACCGCCACTACGACGGATACCCCGCCGAAACCGGCGCTCACCTGCTCGAAACCATGAATGCCGCCCGCTTGCTCGGGCAGAACAACAACAGGCCCGACGACCGCGCGGTTTCGCTGGTAAATCGGCTTCTCCGTTCAACAGCCGACGATCCGGGGTACGACGGCAAGCCCAGTTACCACTACGAAATCACCGACGAAATCCACGGAGACATTGAGCACCTGTACATCGTCCGCATGGCCAACCCCTTCGGAATCCAAATCTTGCATGCGCAAATCGGCATCGGCATCGGCGACGACAGGGACGAGGCCGCGATTATCGCCGAATCTGTGCCGTATACCCCGGCGGAGTTTGCAGACATGGTGAACCGCGAACGCGCCGATATCACGGCACGCATGCGCGCCCGAGGGTACAAGGGCGAATTGTTGCCCATCGCGCTGGCCTGACACCCCTCCCCACCCATCCGCTCGCCCGGATGGTTGGGCTTTGCATCGCCAGCCCCACCCCCAACCCAGGAGACACCATGCCAAAGATCACCGTGAAAATGCGGGTTCGCCCCGCCGAGCGCCATGCAGGCGGATGGTCCATCGAGTACGGGCCGCGCGGGTTCACCTACGACAAGGTTTTCACCTTCGATTCTTTCGATGCCATGGCGCAAAGCCTGATGGAGACCGCCGTGTTTTTTACCGGCGATCCGAGGGCATCCAACTGGCCCGGCGTCGAGGTTTCCGCTGAACCGGCGAGCGCCCGCAAGCCGAACGGGTGGGACGCCAACCGCTCAAAGACCGTGGCCCGCGTGCAGATTGTCGGCGCGGCCGCCTGACCCAACCCCCACCCAGGAGACACCATGACGACTCAGACTCAGCCGAAACACACGCCCGGCCCGTGGAAAGCCGAAGGCAAGCAGATCGAACCGACCAGGGGCCATCGCGTCGAATACGTTTTATCCACCAACGAGGACGGGGTGATTGCCCAGGTTTGGACGCCTTCGGACGCCAACACCGACAAGCGAGCCGCCAACGCCCGCCTCATCGCCGCCGCGCCGGACCTGCTGGCCTTCGCCCGCGAGTGTGCCCGCGCCGATTCCGACTGCGGGGAAGGCATCCGCAACGCCGCCCGCGCCGCCATCGCCAAAGCCGAAGGGGGTGGGGCGTGAGAATCTACACCGACCTAGCAAGTAGCGCTGTCTACTGCGCCGAAACGGGTTTCATGCTGGCCGAATCGCCGGACGCTCGCAATCGCGTGCAAGAGTGGCGTAAAGGCTTGGCGACAAAGCCGGACGCGGCAAAAATCATCGCGGCAGGAGACTGCTACCGCGGCGTGGCCGTTCAATGTGGCTGGAAACTCCGCAACCAAGCCGAATACGCCATCGCCAAAGCCGAAGGCCGCGAGCCCTGATCCGATGTCTCTTGACCCCGCCACCGGTGCGTAGCCGGCGTGCGGGGTTTTGCGTTGATTGACCCACCCCACCCCCAACGGAGAGCCCGAATGCTGGAAACCGCCCAATGGTATTGGGGCGTTATCGCCGCCGCGTCCATCGTTGTCCTGGTCACATGGGCCGCGACCCGTCACCCCAAGATGAGGGACGGAGGCGACCGTGACGACTAAGCCGATGGACTGTCGGGAATGCCAAGCCGAGACGCCGCACGATTACTTGGGGGTCTCTCACCCGATCCGGGAAACCCTCGGGGGAGCGGTCAGTGTTCGGGAGTACTGGGAGTGCCGGGCCTGCGGTTCCGAGCATTGGCGCGAACAGGACCCCCCCGTGGAGGACTACGACAGGACGCGCGACGATGAAATCTTCTACGCCCGTGAACCCAAATAAAAACCAACCACCACCCGACGAAGCCCAGGCTTTCCGCCGCCTCGCCGACCGCCTAGAATCGATTGCCGACCGCCTGAGGGCCAGGGCCGACGAGCTCGACGAGGACCGCTTCGACGAGCAGGATCGCCTCTGGGCCGAACGGAAGGCCGCACAGAGGCCCTAAGCCCGAATCAACCCAGCTCTGTTTCCACTCCCGCGAGTGGGCCTCACAAGCCCACCGCGGGAGTTTTCTTTCGGGCCACATCATCCCGCTCTCTCACACCCCCGTCCGCACCAAGCCCACTAAGCCCACTAAACCCACAACCCCGGGCCCAAAACTCGGCGCGCAATGCTCCCACCACTTATTCTCTCTTTTTCTTTTTCCAGAACATCCCGCAATGAGTCTGCCACCATTCCGACCACACGCAAGGGGAATCGACGAAAATGGAGCCAGATTTTTCAGATTTTTTTTGACCCTAACAGCCGCACCAGCCGTGGCCGAATCACCCCGTCCGTTGCCAACCTCTGTTCCCGCGCTGTGTCTCCACTGAAATCCCATTGTTGTACCCTTATTCTCTCAAAACACCCTAGACTCTTTGAGCCCAAATAAGTGGAGCAGTGGAGACACCACTGCTCCAACCCCCCAAAAAGTGCCGTAGGAGTGTAAAAACAAAGGTGGACCCAAATCGGTGGGTCCACTTACGCCCTTTGGTGGGGCCACTTATCTGGAGCAAACACACCGTGGGTCCACTTACGCGACGACCAAAAACACCCCAAAACGACAAACAGCCGTTTGAACGGCTGTTTCGCGCGGTGGGTCCACTTCCGTAAGTGGACCCACCGTTTTCGATTTCCGCCTCAGATCGGCAGCCCATCGTCAGAGTCTTGTTCGGTTTCCTCGTTGAAACCACCCGAACAAGATTCTTGATCATTGCCGCCCTCTTCAACCACGGCGAGCGGCATGCAGAAGCCCGGCTTTTCAAGAATCCACTTGACCGGGCTCCCATCGGGGGACCATCTCCACCCACGCCGCACGTTCTGGCGGCTTTCTCGGCCGCCCAGCGTCTTTGGCCTGGACTTCTTCAGGCTCTTGAGCAGCCCGTTACCCACCAGACCGGAAATCCACCCCCCCCCCTGCCGCGGGCCCATATCGGACCCGATCAACTCCGCCCCGTGGAGAATCGCAACCATCGCCGCCGCGGGAATGTGGACCGAATCATTGGGCTTCCGTCCGGCCGCCACGATCGCGGCGACAATCTCGTCCGCCACGTCGTGCGCGCTCGCCACGTCGTCGTCCACGCCCCCCCGTCGCCTGGCGACTTCCGACGCAACCTGGTCAATCGTCGGCACCTCCCCCTGGAACAAAGACCGGAACGGCGCAAGGCTCCCGCAAGCCCACGAGGCCGCCGCCAGCGGCCCGTCCTGCCACCGGGCCCAGCGGTCCCGGTTCGACTCCGAGGCGAGCGGCAAACGCCCCTGTAGCCCCGCGGCGTCACGCAGAATCCGCAGGCACGCCGAGACAATCGACGCGCGGCGGGTTTCGATATGGTCCGCGATCCACGAGGCGAACCCCGCGTCCTGCCACTTGGACGCACCCACCCGGATCACGACCGAACGGGCCGCAAGGTCCGCCGAGAGCCGGGGATCGTTGGCCGTGATAAGGGTGAGCAGCCGGTTGGGGCGGGTGGTGTGCCCCACGTACATCCGGTGCCCCTCGATGACCGGCGAGGTCAGCAGGGCGTCGAGTTTGTCCAGGTCAAGCCGTCCCTTGATGTTGTCGATCAGCACCGCCCGGCCCGCCATCGCCTGTTCCGAGAGCATCCGCCCCATAGCCTTGTCCCAGTCGTCTTTCGGGTTGAGCTGGATCGACAGCCCCCAGATGTTGGCCGCGATCATCGCCGTCGAGGTCTTGCCCACCCCCCGCCCGTGGGTGGACGTGTAGAGCATGGCGGGGCGAGCCCCGGGAGCGCCGCCCCATCCCCCGGTCAGCAGCGCCGCCAGCATCAGCACCCGGTCGATGTCGGTCTCCGCGTTAAGACGCCCGACGATGGACGCCAGGGCCTCAAACCCATCATCCGGGAGCCGGCACGGGGCGTACCACAGGCCCTCGACCATCGGCTCATGGGGCAGCAGCTCGACCGAGGCGTAGCCCCGGAACGGGTGCTGTGTCACGTAGGCCATCAGTTCGCCTTTGGTCAGGGCCGTCCGAGCCGACTTGTTCGCTGATCGGACCTCTTTTCGGACCCAGTGCACGTCGGCCACGTGGTTGATCCACGCGAACAAATCGTCCACCGAGGCGATGTAGTGGACCGAAGAAGCCTCCGGGAGTTCCCCGTCGCGCGGCTTGCGGGAGGGGACGAACAGCTGCCCGCCGGCGACCCGCGGCCAACCCCCCGTCATCTCGTACAGGTCCGACGCAAGGCGTTCCGCCGGCACGTGCCGGTGCCACGACTTTTCTTCATCGCCCCCGCCCCGCATATGGATGCAGTTGGCCAGCAGTGCCTTTTCCCCGGACGTTTCAAGAATCCAGTCCGACCCGTACCGCACCAGTACAGATTCCTCAGCCGCACGTCCAACCGGCTCAATCGCCCCTGAAGTCGCAGGACCCGTCCCGGCCACCATGCCATCCGGAACCGCCGACCACCCAGGGGGCATATCCACTTCCGGGGGCTTTGCGGGGGTCCGGGGTTGACCGTAGGCCGATTCAATAGTGGACCCGATTTCGTCCGGCTCCAAACCGCACGACGCGGCGGCACGCCCCAGCCGATCCCACGCCTCGTCCACCGAGTACCCGCACCCGCACAGGTCGCACGCGGCCCGGAACAGCCGCGCGTTCCGCTCGCCCTCGGCTGCTCCGTGCGCGATGAACTCCAGCGTCGCGTACGCCAGCGGGCGCTTTTCGCCCGAAAGAAGCCCTCTTTCATGCAGCGTCGCCGATTCCACGCCCTTGCTCATCGGCGGGGGCAGCACGGATTCAATGTCTTCCAGCCGCACCCGCCCCGTCCCCGCGTCCGCGGCGTACCGCAGTTCCGCCACCACATGCGGCGTGCGCTTCACGTTCATCGTCCCCGGCATCCGCATCACCCTTGGCGCGTCGTGGATCGACGGATCGGAGCCCAGCGCCGCGATCAGCCGGCGTTGCACCACCGACCACGCGGCTATGTCTGTCATCGGCTCGGCCAGACGCCACCACACCTGGAACCCGTGCCCGGAGAACACCACCGCCGTCGGCTCGGGCAGCCCGGCGTCTCGCACCCTTTTCTCGACCGCCTTTTCGTTGACCTCGTCGTCGATGTCCACAAACACGCAGCGGGCCATCGCCACGTCTTCGGCTTTGCCGCCGTGCCCGGTCCGGGGGTTGGCCCCGAAATACACGTTCTGGTCCGCCGCGGCCTCGATCTCCCCCCACTGGTCGATGACCTTGAAGTACGAATCCGCCCACGCCCGGCGTTTGGACGGGAACATCCTGATTTCGATGATGTCGGTCGGCTCGAACACCGCCGCGAAGAACCGCTCAGCCGATTGAACCGCCTTCGTCATTTTCCGCCTCCGATGAACAGTTCTTCGCTTGTGGTTCGTAGCGCGTATTCGATGCGTGCCCGCGACATCTCAGCGTACTCCGGATTCAGTTCGATCCCGACGTAGTTTCGCCCGTTCTTGACGGCGACCACGCCGCAGGTTCCGGACCCGTTGAACGGGTCGAGAACGGTTCCGCCAGCGGGACACCCTGCGAGAACGCACGGCTCGGCCAAGTCGGGAGGGAACACCGCGAAGTGGGCACCCTTGAAAGGCTTAGGCGTGATCGTCCAGACGGAGCGGCGGTTGCGGGTTGGGTATGTCTTTCCTTCTGGGATCGCAGAGAATCCGCCGCGCGTGTCGCTCCCCCATTGCCCAACAAACTTGTAATCGTTGCGTTTGTTGCGGCCACGCAGTGATTCAGGATCGACGCTCGGCTCCTTCACCACCTCCGCGTCGTAGTAGTACCGCTGCGACTTCGCCAACAGGAAGACGTATTCGTGCGCCTTCGTGCAACGGTCAGTCACGGATTCGGGCATCGGGTTGGGCTTGTGCCAGATGATGTCCTGCCGCAGATACCACCCGTCCGCTTGCAGAGCGAAGGCGACGCGCCAGGGGATGCCTACGAGGTCTTTGGGTTTGAGGCCGTCCGCAAGACGAACGCCCGCAGAGTGGAACAATCCGGCGTTGGTGGCCTGCTTCTCGGTCTTGCCGCCGCTGCCGCTTGAGCCGTTATACGAATCCCCTAGATTCAACCAGAGCGTCCCATCATCTCGCAGCACGCGCCGCACTTCGCGGAACACCCGAACCATCTTGACGACGTATTCCTCCGGCGTCTTTTCGAGACCGAGTTGGTCATCGTGCCCGTAGTCGCGCAGGCCCCAGTACGGCGACGAGGTGACGCAGCAGTTGACGCTCCGGGATTTCAGCGTCGGAAGCACGTTCAGGCAATCGCCGCACCGCAGATCAACCTTCGGCCCCGATTCCTTCGTCATTCTCCGCCTCATCTTCCGTGATTGTGAGGTCCACACCGAGCGCCGCCAAGCACGCGTTCATCGCCTCGCGGGATGCTTTCTTGGTCCGCACCACGTCGAGCACCTGGAAATCAACCGTCTCCGACGCAAGAAGGTGATGATACGTCACGGGGACACCCTGCCCCATCCGGTGAATCCGGTCCCGAGACTGCTTGTACAACTCATACGACCACGGCAGCGTGTAGTAGACCGCGTGGTGCGCCGCGGTCATTGTGACCCCGTGCCCCACAGATTGTGGGTGGCACACCAAGACATCAAGATCGTGGGCCTGGAACGCACGCACCGACTCGGCAACCGGGTCGCCCCCGCCCACGAGCCTTCGGAAAGATTTTTTTCTGTCCGACAGCAGACCCGCGATCCTCGCAACGTCGTGCCGGAAATCCACCCAGACAACCACCTGGCGGTGCCCGATTTCGTCGAGCAAACCGTCGAGTTCATTCAGTTTGGACAAGCCGTACTCATTCGCCTCCCCGTCCGCGTACGCCCAGCCGCCGCAGAGCTGCCGCAGCTTGTGGACCGCGGCGCACGCCTTGACCTTGACTTCGCGGACAACAATGAATCGCCCCAGCTCGTCACGGTCTGAACCGCATCGTTTGACAAGCATCTTCAACTCGGCGACCACCCGGTCGTACGCCGCGAGTTCCGGCCCGCTGAGCCGCACGGCGCGGATCACGTCGGCCTGGGGAGGCAGGTCAAGGCAGTCCTCCTTGCGGAGAGTCCACGAAACAGACGCAACCAGTTTTCGGAACTCGGCTTCTTTCTCGGACTTGATGTCCCAGCCCTTGATGACCTTGCGCTGCTGGCCGCCCTTGACGCGGACCCACTCGACCCGCGGCGTGAACCAGCGGTACCAGAACTGGTACGGCGAGGCGTCGATCCAATCTGGGGCAATCGCCCTGAGCTGCGCCCATAGTTCGTGGTCCCCGTTCGGGGCCGGCGTACCCGAAAGGCAGTAGAACCTGTCGCACAGCGCCGCGTGCCGCAGGATCGCTCTGCACTGCACCGCGTCGGGGTTCTTCATCCGAGAAGACTCGTCGATCACGAGTTTGCGGTACCCGCAGCGGATGAAATCATCAACGTGCTTCGCGTACACGTCGAAGTTCACCACGACGATCCCGGACTTGACGCTCTCGATGATCCGCTTGCGTTCGCCCGGTTGTTTCTCCGCGATGGAGTGGATCGCCGTGAAGCCGAGCGCCGCCGCGTCGCGGAGCCACGCGTTCTCGACCACCGAAAGGGGGCAGACAACAACCCACTTGCCTTTCCCGAAGCGCCGGACACCCTCAAGCACGGTGATGGTCTTGCCGGCCCCGCAGTCAAAGAACAGCCCGTACCGCGGCACGGAGGCAACGATGCCCGCCCCCTTGTCCTGATGCTGGCGGAGTTGGATGGTCATTGAAAACCCCGCCGAGATGCGTAAGACCGCGGCGGGGGAGTTGAGGAGAAAGAATCGGCGTCCGGGTGGGACAGTCCCGGACGCCGAGAGCAGCGGGGTGGGTCGCCCCCGCCGCGTCGATCAGATCGGCACATCGTCATCCGACGCGCCGCCGCTGGGCTCGGAACCGATGTCCTGCACCTTCACGCCTCCCGCGGCAAGACGCCTGGCCCACGACACGACTTCCGCCGCACGCTCCGTCGACACGTTCCCCACGTCACGGGGACGGAGCACCGCGTACGCGCCCAGGTCGTTCTTCTGCTTCTCAAAGTCCAGTTCAATCTCCGCGAAGCGACGGTTGCTCTTGGCCCGCTCGACCAGTTCGTTGATCAGCCGCCCCGCGCTGAAGTTCTTCACCTTGCACCGCAGAACGTACGGCCACGGTTCCCCGGTGACGAGCACCATGAACTCCAACACCTCGGTCGCCAGCGGGTGGGGCTTCTTGCCGTCTTTCCGGTCGATCCATTCGAGGTCATCCGCGGGCACGTCCTGCTTGCGGGTGAACGAGTAGACCGGGGCCTTCTGCCCCTTCTCAAACCGGACCCACACCTTTTTGCCGGTGATGACGGTGATCCGGCGGCTGTTGACCTTGCGCTTCTCGATGGAATCCACCAGATCGCCGAGCGTGAACGTGGCGGGGGCGAACGTCTCGGACTCCTGCGCGGTCCCCTGGTACAAGTGCAGCACCGGGATCATGCGGTCCCCGGCCTCCGCGTTCACGACGGTGGGCGTGCTGAAAAAATCGTCCGAGCCGGCGATCGCCAGCGCTCCGCCTTCGTGCTTTTTCTCGATGTGAGTCTTCGCCATGATGCTTCTGTCCTTTCGGTGTGATGGTGCGAACGCGGATTGAAAGCGGGCCGCGAACACCCCCGCGTTGCTCAGTTCCTCGTCACCGAAACCTTCGTGTACGTCGAGAGTTCCACGCCGGGCGGCGTGCCCTGCCCGGAATCAATGTAGTCCATGACGGCCTTCTCGCCGAGGCGGCGCTGCACCATCGCGTAGTTGCCCGTCTTGGCGGCCCACTCCAGCAGCTCGCCCCAACGGGCCGGATCGTACCCGACACGGACCGCGGGCTCGACCTTGACCCGCACCCCGTTGGCCGAAAAATACGGCACGCCCTGCGTCTCGGATTCGGACGCAATCGCCTTTTCCAGTTCGTCCCACTCCGCGTTCAACTTTTTCTCGTGCGCCTTGAGCGCGTCGATCTCGTCCGAGAGTTCGCGGAACCGGGCCAGGATTTCTCCGGTGGTCATGCTCATCGCCCTTGCATCCTCTGGTTTCGGGTGTAGACTTCCGTTGTATCCGAGACCGATCATACCACACAAACAAACCGATGCAAGCCAAGCACGCAACGCCCGAGAAAAAAAAGTGGCCGCTGGCTTCCCTGACCCCCGACACCCCGGACGGACCCGATGCTGGCGACGACGCGCTGAACGCCCTCGCGGGGTTCGCCGCAAGGACGCAGATCGAGGCCCCGTACTGCCCGGTGCCCCAGACCGAAAAGCGTCTCCGCGTTCTGCGCGAGACGGTGGACTGGATTCTGGCCAACGGGTACCGGGATTTCACTCCAGCGCCAGACACGGAGTTGGCTCCCGCTGTTCCTGGGATTGTGCGGCACGCCCAAATGCTGTTCGGCCCCGCGGTCATCACCCAGGAGGACCAGCAACGATGAGCCAGACCGAAAGAAAACCACAGCGGCAGAACGGGGGGCGTCCGTACGAGTCGTTGACCCTGAAAATCGTGGACAGGCTGCTCCGCACCACGATGAGCCATTCGGCGATTGCCGACGAGTTCGGTGTGACGCAGCAGTGGGTCAGCGCCTTGGCCAAGAGGTGCAGGGACAACAACATCCAGATGCACGCCAGACCAAAGGGAAAAAACTTTCGGCTCCGGGGCTGACAGCGTTGTGTTGTATGGTACACTCCAGAAACAACAGAACCCCCCACCCCGGCGACGCCGGAGAAAGACGGACATGAGCAGGAGCATCGAGGACTATGTGCGGCTCGCGGAACACTACAAGGCCATCGGCCAAGAGAAGATCAAACTGTCCGAGTGGGACGAACTCCCGTGGGAGAGCGTGACCGGTTGCACGGACGCCGGGGTCACACGCGGCCAGCAGCGGTGTTGCATGAAGTTCGAGGCCGCACACGAGTGCGGCTTGACGTTCTGCTGGACACTTGACCCGTCGGCGTGGGGTGAATGGCGTGGTGAAAACGTGCTTGCGGCGCTCAAGCGTCTGCCCAAGCGGTACGCCCGCATGATCATTGCGATTGCGGAAGACAACGCCGAAAACACGCGCAAGCGGATCAAGGAGGACTCCGAGGCGCTCGCGGCGATGGAGGCCGCAATCGCAGAACTCGGCTGACGACCCCGAACACTTCGCCCCGTTCCACAAGTTGAGGGCGAGCATCGACATTCTCCCTTCGCGCCCGGGACGCCGGACAAGGGATGGCCGCAACAGCGCGAGAAGGCACGGCCCGTAAACCTGTTGACGTAATCGCGGCACGAGAACGCCTGGAGCCAGGAGCAGGAACAACGGCGTGACAGCCCGGAGAGACGGGCGTTTGATTCGACATTCGCGGACGCGTCCCGTTCGACTCGGGCCATCCGCTTTCAAGAAAGGACACACCATGACAAACGACGGCAGATGGAACGAAGACCGGATGCTGATACACCTGTTCTGGGCGGTGGCGTTTGTCGTCGCGGTGTTCGCGGTGTGCCTGACCATCGGCAGGGTGTTTGGTGACAAGGCCGACGCGCTCGACCGCGCGTACCCGCCGCCCGCACAGCAAAAGGAGATCGCCAAGTGAACCCGAACACTTCGCCCCGTTCCACAAGTTGAGGGCGAGCATCGACATTCTCCCTTCGCGCCCGGGACGCCGCATTCACCCCCAACCGCCCGAGAGGGCAGGAGACTTCGGATGACAGACGAAAAAGAGAAAGAACGCGCAGCAACGATCCGCAGCCTTCGCGCGGATGTTGAGGTGTGCTTTGCATCGCTGGGCAGTCTGGCCCTGCTGATCCACTACGAATCGCACTTGGCCGAGTCGTACATCACGATGCCGAAACACGTGATGGAAGGCCCGAAACTTCCTAATGGCCCAGACCGCGTGAAACTAGGTGCCGAAACCCTGGCCGAAGTCCGCTCGCTGCTCGGGAAGGCGCTTGAAGTCTTGGGCGACGCCGCCAACGACGGCGCCGGCGCTGGCGTGTTTGCTGAGCACGTTTCTACGCCCGTGATGCTGGCGATGCACGCCCGCAATGAAGGCAAGTTCACCGACGAACACAGGACTTGAACC